TCATTCACCATTATGGCGTTCAATTTGTGCTGCGTATCTCAGATGACCAGACAAGCGTGCAGTATCCTTATCGCGGCATTTGTTTTTCTCTATGACGTGTTTGTAGGCGCGAAGTTTATTCCTATAACCTTTCGTTAACTTCACTTGACCATCGTTCACTATTAGGCCATGGACTTTGAGCCGTCCGGGTGACTTCGCAAGATGCGTTTTCTTGCTGGAAATGCTCCAAGGGGTATCCTTGAAGAGTGCTGAAAGTCGAGCCGGGAGGGCTTCAGGAAATTCATATATTGACGAAAACGTTATGTCATCGGCGTATCGTGTTACCCTAACTCCCAGTTCGGCAGCCAAGGCGCTAAGTGAGCCATCAACTCCCGACATAGAGATGTTCGATAATACGGGGCTAGAGGGAGCCCCTTGGGCAAGCGCACCGCCATAACAGCATAAATCTCCGACAAGACTAGCGCTCTTTATGTCATAGCCGAGAATCCCCAAACTTGCCTCAACCCAAGACTGGGGTGTGCTGGGGAAAAATTTTTCTAAGTCGATAGAATAAATCCAACTCGCTTCAGTATGCTGAGAGGCTGCGTCGATGTGTGAGAGGCCGGGAATGAATCCAAATACATGATCCAGAAAGGTAACATTATTCTGGAGTTGAACAGATATCCACTTCTGAATAACCTTGAGGCTAACTTTGGGCGCAAGGATTTCGCGTTTCTCTTTTCCTTTAGGTATCGAAAAACTTCGGTAGTACCGGTGAGGTCTGTTCACCATAGACCAAATTATCCCGGGATTGACACCTAACATTGTCGCTAACACTTCCTTAGAAGTGATGGGAATGAGGCCCCTTGCAATTAATAAATGAATACGCTCCAGTTCATCGTCATCGACTACCGTTTTGATAGCTTTGAAAAAATCGTCCTTTTCAGAGAATGAAAAGAACGGTGACGAAGAAAGGTGTTGCGGAAGCCTCATTTAGCAAACCTTGGTTTCATAAGCGTCGTTCTTTGGACGTGCGCTTCGAAGGAGCGTTCGTCCGAAGAACGACGACCCTTCTGTGTGTAGTCTTGGCAAATGGGCATGATGCACACCCGCGCCTGAGGCTTCCGCACCTTCATCCTTACTCACCCCGCCGGGCAAGGTCAAGAAACCGTGTGATGTCAGGGCTGCTTCGGCGTTTAACAGTGCCCAAGATCTTCATTGCGCTGGCCGTCAAGCAGTACCGAGCGTCTCGGCGTCGCACTACGTGGTTAGAGCGCCGGAGTGCGTCCAAATGCCGGTTTAAATAATCGATCGGGGGTTTTACAAACCCTTTAGCAGATAGCCTTTCTGCCAAACCCTCTGCCGCAATGGGCGCTGCAATTCGAAGTTCCCCAAGGATTGCTGTTTTCGAGGGCAAGTTTTCATCAGTTGTTAGCTTAACTTCTACTAACGAAACCCCAGCATTCTCTAGATATATCGTAGCGCGGGATGTGATTTCTTCTATACTACTTCTCACAGCGACGCCTTTGGGCACGATCCAAACTACTCCTCCACCTTTGCCAATTGTCAGAAACGAATTCCTGATCAAGTTTGGAAAAGCATGCAAGAGCGTCGCGCGGAGGCCAGTTTCAAAATCAATATTTGAGATGTCGTTCAGAATGAATTTTACGATAACTCCGTCGTCGGATAGTTCTTTTGTTACCTTTTTCAACGCAAGATTTGAAGGTTTTTGGTGCCCCTTGCTGTCCCTGGACACTTCCACGAATGCATATAGCGTAGACTGATCACCATCTTGCCGTGCAAGAGGGCCATTGAGCTTCAATCCTTTCTTTTCTAAGCATTCGGATATTTCACGCAAACTACGCATTTTCTTGCCTAACGATATTTGAAATCAGAGACGCCCAAATATTCGCCTTTTCTAGCCAATCATGTGCTTCAGTTACAGCAACGCCTGAAAGAGTGAAGCGATCTGATCGAAAGTCTACTGCAGTTTCAGGTGTATAATCCGCTACAACGCGTATGGCATACGCTTTCTCCAGGACCTGGGCGAATGTCAGGTTTTGAGAGCTGGCATGTTGACATTCTCTTACGAGAGTCGAATCGCCAAGCTTGGATGCTTTTCTTTGAGTTGCCTTTATTCGCTTTTGGATAGTACCCCTGAGTAATTCAGGTATTCCTTTGTGGTTCAGGGAGTTTTCGTATTTTTTGTCTATTTTTACTAGAGTCTGTCGGACGCAAAGAAAGGTCGCGTAGTAATATCTGTTAAAGGCCGAACGTGCGTATGAATCCGCGTCCGGTGCAGAAGAAGGCACGAGCTTTATGGCTTCAACTTGAAGATGGTGTGCTACACTGTGCATTCAGGCATCATACAAACTCTGTCAGCCATTTGAAGGGGGGCTGGATACCAATAAGCCAAGGTCTTAATCCCTCTCTGACACTTAAGACAACTATGGCAGCTTTCCCAGTGAATCAAACGGGTTCACCGAACCTAACATTGAAGGTTCGGGATCCCCGCCATCCTGCATTTTCACCCCTGGTTTCAGTCCATCGAGCATAAGACCGCTTTGGGTTGTCTACCGTCATCCTAGGGAACACTCAAGATCCACTCTGATCTTCCAGGACAATGACCCGGCCGCGGCGGCGCCAATAGGCCGCTTCATAGCTCATTTCGGCCGACGGGATAGTGCATGCTAAAGACCAATGCGGGCTGGCTCACGAATAGCCTCACGCACTTGGTTTGTAATCCTCCAAGGAGCGAACCCGAAACGTTGGCGGAAGTCCCGATGTATAACCACGTCGATAGCTGCGGCTGTCTCAATGAACGAAGCAGTATGCTGTCTAATGAGATCAGCTGTTAGACGGTCCTCTGGGGCCGCCTCACCAGTATGAGCGATCTCGCCCCTTAGTGTGACAATCTCGTCCAAACTGTTACAGAGGTCGGGCTCAACCAGAAAGTCCTCAATGGCAGTCGATACTCTAGCTCCGAGCACGAGGCGGAAGAGCCCGTCCAAATCCTTGCCGCGCTGACGGCTGAACTTCGGTGTATTGAAGTCGCGAACATACCCGTCCAATCGATCAGAGAGGAGCTGCTTCCAACCTCCGTCAGGCAGCAAGGCGACCTTTTCGTTTAGCGGATCCTGGTTTCCTTTGAACTCTCTTCCAGCGTGTTGCAGCAAATCCCTACGGAGCTGGTCAGTGAGCTGATCGAACCGGAGACCGTTGCGCTCAAGAATCTTTCGAGCGGTCTGTCGACAAACTTCTTCGCAATAGATTTCCCAACTGGATACGAGGAGAACAAGTGCTCCGTTGAGCAACGCGTGCTTTGTGTTGGGTCCTGGACGATTATTGACCTCCTCAAAGACAGAGGCCATCTCCATGATCTCTTTCTTGCGTCGCCCGTTGAAAAGAGCAAAGGCCGCACTGGGCATTGACGTTCCTCTGTTTTCGTCTGTCGCTACATCGCGCGAGGATCTTACTACCAAGAGCAACCGAAGGTTTACAACCCGCCGCCAAGAGCAAGCTTTCAAAAGCTTAGGCGAACGAAAGGAAATGTCCCTGAGCGGCTCTTCGGCATTCGGAAATGCCGCCCAATGCGCGAATGGCGGAAAAGCGAAAGCTGCACTGCGGCATTCGACCGGGCTTAGGGAGACAACAATGCGTGCTTTGCAAGTTTCTGCAAAGGTCGCTAACTGCGCCTAGCCGACATAACTCAAAAAACACAAAAGCCCCGCCAGTCGGCCGGTCGTTCTTCATTCAGCGCGGGCCGGTCAGCTCCGCAATTTTATACAGCTTCCCCGCGTTGCATCGCGCGGTGTAACGCCAGCCTAGGGCCTGCTCCGCAAAGCCGCCCTCTGTTCGTGCGCCCTTCGCCGGCTCAGCGCAAGGCGTGGTCAGTTCATCCGGTATGGGGCGCTCAACATAAACCGGCTCAGGATCTGGCATCAGCCAGCTACAGCCGGTCAAAGACATCGCCAAGAAAATCAGACAATGGTGCATTGTATCCCTCCTGTTTCCGCAGGCGGCGCAGATCGGCGTCATATGCGCGGCGATCTTCCTGCATCCGTTTGATATGAGCGTTCAGGACATCGGCGGTCTGCCGTGCGTCATCGGCCTGCCGCTCCGCCACCCGTAGGCGGCGCGTGACGGCGTCCAGATCCTCGCGCAGGTGCCCATTGCGCCAGACCAGGTATGAGGACACACCCGCAAACAACAGCGCCAGACACAGGCCCCCAATCGCGACCCACCGCATCATGCGGCAGCTCGCACGTCAGGCAGACGCTCGCGGATCATGTCGCGCAGGCGCTCACCAACCACCAAGGGATCGCCGGGCGCGGACATTCCAGGCAACCAGGTGATGTCCCATTTCCAGCGCTGGCGAACGCCGAATATTGGCTGGATTTCTGCATGGGTCGGCATGCCGTAGACATTGACCGGGATCCAATACTGGGCACTGTATTCCGCAGCCCACCGGCAGAACGCATCAAGCTGGCGCAGTGTGATAGGCGCGGATCCACGATCAAACGGGCGCTCAATCGCCCCCGCCATGGCGTCCATTGCGTGCCCGATCGCGCCCGTGTTGAACATGCGGGTATGGGATGCCGCCCGACCAGCGGCATAGGATGCCTGCGCCTCTGGCGGAAACAAACCTTGCACCCGCTGCCCATCATGTGTGACCAGCGAGTTATAGGCGCGGCGCTCCATTTCGATGACGCCTTTGGCTCCGGCAGTCCAGTGCATATGCACCCGGTGCAATCCGCTCTTGTGGAACAGATCAGTGATGGTGCTGCCGTTGTGCGCCTCAAAAGCGGCCCGAATGGCCGCTGAGGTGCGCGGCCCCCTGCGTCCGTCTATCGGCCCAGGGTGAAAGCCCAGAGCGGCGCAGCGGGCCTGAATATCACGGGTGGTGAGTTTCATGGGGATGCCCTTTCTGGTGTTGGATTGGTTGCATCGCGATCGCGGCGAAACACAGCGCCGCCCAAAGCACGAGCGAGAGAGCAAGGCGCACCCGGCCCCAAGTGCGCGATCTGAGGAAACAGACGACACAGCGGGCGCGGTGCCGTAGCACCGGCCCCGCGATCGCGGCGACAAGATCAATAAGGGCGTTCATCGGCTCGCCCCTCCGAACATGCCAATCGCCTTCACCATCAAGGCCATGATCGGCCCGCGCGCCTTGCTGAAGGCGTCATGCGCCACATATGCCACCAGAAAGGCGATGATCAGCGTCAAGGCTGGAAACTGAAGGTCAAACATGGACCCTAGAAACGTCGCGACCATCGGCCCGCCCAACGCGCCGATCATCAGGTTAAAGACGCTGAGGACCAATGCAGGCCGCCAGCGTAGGTCTTCGATCTCCAGCAGCGCCGCTGCAACGCCCAGACACACAACCACCACCACCGGCCAGGACGTGCCATAGCTGGTCAGGATGGCTGACATCACACCAAGCGCGCCTGCCAGCGCAGATTGAAACAGCTCCAATTTCATCAAATTGCCTTTCAGCTCCATTTGTGGATGGTGACGGCCAGCACCATTGCCAGCCTGCGGATGCGCCCCACGCCATCGGCGCGGAGGGCTTCGGAAAACGGTGCGGCCGCGCTGACCCGGCCCCAGCCGAGGACGTGAATGGCGTAGTCATGCAGCGCGGCGGCTTTCAGGAATCGCGGGTTGTGCCGGTCAAAGATCCACCCGGCCCAGCGGGGGATTGAGACGTCAAAGGGAAACCCCTGCGGCACGTACAAAAAAAGACCGGACCCCTTGGCTCCGATCTCCCATGCGATTGCTTTGGTGGTGTGATAGCCCGACCCGCTGCGGGCGCACCAATCAGGCGGCTGGCCAGCCATCCAGAACGGCCTGCGCGCCAAGTGGGAGATGACCCAATCCAGCAAGCAGCGCCAACCCCGGCGCAACCTCAGGATCATCCCGTTGCACCTGTTCGGCCATATCCAGCATGATCCACATCGCTTTCAGCTCAGGCGCTTCCCGCGCCGCCACCAGCATGTCGGGGGTCATGCCGCCAAGAAACATGCACAGCCGCATGAACCCGATTTTGGTCAACGGCTGATAGACCGGATCCGGCACCGGGATATCTTCAACGCCCCAAGCGGCCCCGCCCCAAGTCAGGCGCTGGGTTGCCGGGTCATGATCCGGCTGCGGCGGTGCCGCGATATAGCCCGCATCCGCGATTTCCTCAGCGGTAAAGCTAGCGGGATCTGTGCGGCTGCGCCCGTCGCTCAGCCGAATGCGGAAAGGCAGAGGTGCCGGGGCGGTGGTGGCAGTGTGATAAAGTTTGGTCATGCTAAACCTTTGCTACTCCGTCATATTGCACAATATGGTAGTTGTCTCTCGAACCTACCTGATGCAGTAAATCACCGCTGGCAAAATCAATTGCAGCAGAAACGGGGGACCCCATTGAGTGGAATCGGGACCACTGGTGGACTACCGTATCAATATCCTCACCGTCATGAATTCTGGTGACGCCACCGACTGTTGTGATCAGGTTTTCCCCATCGTGAGCGATGGCACTTGGGCCTAAGTAGCCGATAGACTTCGTTTCCAAAATCGTGCCGCTAGGGGTGATCTTGAACAGGTTTTGTGACCCGCCCCCTGCCTGATCATAAAGCCAGAGGTTTTCACCATCGTTGCAGATAAGTTTGATGTAGGGCGTAGGTCGCCCAAACCCCGCAGCGGTACTAAAATCGGGCAGGTTATAAGCCCAAGTTGAACTGGAAGAGACACAGTAAAGAACATCCCCCAAGACAGTCATATCGTCATAAGTTCTGGTGGGGCTTGTTGTCGAAATGACAGAAGAGGTCAGCCCGTCATAGAGCCGAATTTTGCGGTAACTAGAGCTTCTGGATCCAACAATTAGGTTTCCGTTCCATATCCCGATCCCCATGGAATAATCGTATGCCAGATTGATCGGAAACACGTCTTTTGCAACGGGCCACTGGTCGCTGTAAGTACGCCGTCCACCCGCGCGCAACATGCGATCCCGGCGCATGGTGCCAATCATGCCGCCCATCAGACATCATACTCCAGGGCGCTGAAGCTCAGCACCGCGTCACCGGCGGTAGAGGCTTCGGCCTGCACCTGATCGCCCGCACTCAGGATCAGAGTGCCGCCCATCGGGTAGATCGGGCCGGTATCATTCGGCTTGATCGTCTCACCCTGGCAAAGCTGCGTGATCGCATCGCTGTCCGACGCGTCCAGCCACTGGACTGTTACGTCCACCTCATTGTCAGGATCAATCGGGGTGATCTGAAGGTGCGAGACCATCGCATAGCGACCGGCAGGCACGGTGTAGACCGTCGCCATCGCATCAAGCGCGAGGCGTTTGGACACGGGAAATTGTGACATCGGGTTCTCCTTAGAAATTCGCGGCAAAGACCAGCGCGAGGCGGGCCATTTCGTCCTTGGCCTGCGTGACCGGGTTCAGGTTGTGCCAGTTGGCGGGATCTGCGGCGGGATCGATGGCGGAAGTGAAATCCGCCTTGGCGCGGTAGGTCAGCCCATTTGTGGGCGACCAGACCGCATCGCCGTCGCTGTAGTCGCCAGCGGCCCAGCGATCCGCGTTCACGCCGCTTTCAAACGCGGCGCTGGCCTCTGCTACGGCTGCGGCTTGCGTGGCCACCTGCTCTGCCACTGCATTGACCTCTTGCGCCTGCTGGTTGCTGGCAATCGCTCGGTCAGGGATCTCGCTCAGGAAGCTGTCAACGTCGGAGGAGAACACCGCAGGCGGATCATCGCGGCTTGGGATCTTGGTGAAGGCCGGCACATTGGTGATAGGCATTAGGTCACACTCTCCACTTCAAGCGTTATTTTGGAATAATCGGGTGTCTCATAGGGAATGCGGACACCGCGCGGGTATCCGTAGACGATGGTTCCATCGCGGTTAGGATCGCCGATGTAGATGCAGGGGATATCCGCAAGACTGCGCAGCAGATCATAGACGAAATCGTTCTGTGGCGTGTCCAGATCGATCTGGAAGCTGACCAGATCTGCCTTTCTGCGAGGCACGATGTTGACGGTGCCAAACCGACCCCGGTTGATATCGGAGAAGTTTAACAATTCGCGATCAGTGCCGTATTGGGTCAGACCGATCTTTCTTTGCGCGCCAATGAACGCCCCGCCAATCTGAACCGTGCCACCAGGCTCCCCGGCCACGGTGATCGTGATGGGGCGCGAGTAGGAGGGCAGATCCACAAAGCTGATGTTTTTCTTTCGCAGGACAGGCGAAAAGAAATAATCCCAGTAGTCAGCCACCTGTGAGTTATCTGCCATGGATTTTGTGGCCTGATAAATCAGCGCGCCATTGTCATCAAATATCTCTACCGCCACCGAAACGGCATCGACATTCAGCAGGGTCACGGAGTTCACCACCTGAGGCGGATCGATGGTCACGGTCACCACCTCATCCGCTTCGGTTTGCGAATGGTAGAACTCATCGAACATCTTGAACCGATTGGCAGCACCTACCTTGATCCAGGTCGGCGGGTCAGCGGATAGCCCATCAATCGGGCTATCCGTGGTTTCAATAACTGCGCGATAGAGAACGTTACCGACGCGGCGAATGGCATCTTGTGGCGTGGTGCCCGCCGACCATTCCGGCTCCGACAACGCCACGTCCGAGGTCAGGTTCTGCCCCGTGACCTCGATCGGCTTGATGATGATCATGTGCCACCCTCTAACTTCACATCGCCAAATTCCATCCGGCGGATTGACTGCGCCGTCTTGCCGGTGGCATCCGAGATTGGCCCCAAGAACCCTTCCAGCACGGTTTTCACCCCCTGCATCTCTTGCTCCAGTTTCTTGTTCTGATTGGGCGCCGCAGCCGCCGCCTGTGCTTGCGCCAGATTGCGGATCTGGTTCTGGACCGACTGAAGGGAGTTCGCCTGCGAGGCCGCAAACGAATTGAGCTGCGCCGCTACAGTCTGAGAGATCCCGCTGACCATAGTCGACAGGTCACCGCTCAGGCTGTGAACCGCCGAGACAACGTTATGGACGCCCTGGACAACACCCGGCAGGCCGACGCCCGGATCAATGGTGGACGCGACCAGCTCTTGCATACTGGTTCGGATGGTTTCCAGTTCCGCCACCCTGCCCTCGATCCGCTCCGACATCAGCGCATGGCGTTCAGCGGTGTGATTGAGTTGGGAAACGGCATTCTCAACTTTGATCGCCGCGATGTATTCGCCGGTCGCCATTTCCAGCGCCTGCCGCCCATCTGCAAGGATCTGATCCAGACGGGCCATTTCGGCATCAAACTGCGATTTCTCCAGCTCGATTTGGCGCTCCAAAGCATCGATGGCCATCTGATCAGCGCTCATCGCCACCTCTGCCCCATCAGCGCGGCGCGCGATGATGTTGGACGTCCGGTAGAAATCCGCCAGATAGTCCTCAGCATTTGAGAAGGTGCCCGAATTGTCCTCACCCAGCACCCCCAGGGCATTGGCCAGCTGGTTCGGATCGGAACCGCCATCCTTGACGTAAGCCAGCGCATTGCGCCGCGCCATCACAGCGGCACCCGCATCCACGCTGCGGCGGGACTTGGCGGCATCGTCCAGCGTTTCAAAGAGACGGCTGGACGCGGCGGCAGCATTCTCAAGGCTGCTCAGACGGCCTGACAACGTATCCATCAGCCCGTCATGGCGCGTGCGGAATTCGTCACGCTCAGCAGCGACTGAGATCTGCAACCGCTTAAACCGCAGTTTCAGCCGGTCACCGACCACATCCAGACGGCCCTCCAAGCGCTTCACCGCCTCATCGATCGACGCACTCAGCCCGTCAAAGGCATCGCGCAGATCCTGTTCTTTCAGCTTCTGCGCCTCAGCCTCCAACTGCGACAGGCTATCGCCCGCCCCTTCCAGCGCGTCCGCTGCCTCTTGCGCGTTGCCATGCACAACGGCGAATTCATCCGCGAGACCGATCAAGGTCACATAGGCGGTGCGCCCCTCTTCGGTTGTCCGGTCAAGACCACCGACGAGGTTACGAAACGCCTCATGGGTGGTCGGCAATGTCAGGTTCAGTTCGCCCGCCGCCTCATCAAGGGCTTTCTGCGCATATTCCTGCCGCTTGGCCTGCTTTTCCACATCGGTAAACATCAGCTCAAAGTAGGAGCCGAGGCCGGTCGTGAACTGCTCAACACCGCCGAAAGCGTCCATCAGCAGTGAAGCGCTGTTCGCAGCCTCCAAAGAGCCTGTCAGCAAGGTTTGATTGATGAGGTCAAACCCCTCATTGGCAGTGATCAGCGACCCACCCAAGCGGGCAAGCGTTTCATACGACCCTTCACCGGCCCTGGCGTAGTCTTCAGTCTCCAAGACCAGATCAGCCATGCCGTCGCCGAGCTTGGTCAGCTGCTCCTCAAATGCCTTCGCAACCTGTTCCTGACTGCCCGCGTTTGGACCGGTCAGCCAGATCGTGAAGCCATCGGCGGTGAAATCCTTGATCGCATCGGCGCCAAGGCCCATGGCTGCGGCCATCTTCTCGACGTTGGTGCGAACCGCTTCAGCGCCATCGTCCAGCATAGCCTGAATTTCTGGGCGTGTTTCGTGGTTGACCTGCTTATCACCGCGCAGAAAACCGCCGTCCCAGAAGTCGAATTCGAACCCCTCAAACCCTTCGGGACCAAGCGAACCACGCACGGCGCGCCCGTCATATTCACGGGAAAGGCCCTTAGCCAAAACTGCAAGGCCAATGGCAATCGGACCGAGAGCGCCAGCAAAGCCCGCGATCGAGGTCAGCGAACCCGTCAGGGCCGCAGCGCCTTGGGCACCCAGCAGGCCGGTATATGCCCCAAGGCCACCGCCAAACAGAGCAGACGCACCCAACCCAAAGCCGCTAACCAGACTGCCGCCCAAACCGCCCAGTCCGAGCAAGCCACCAACCTGACTGCCACCGCCGCCGCCAGCGGCAGCACCGCCGCCGCCAATGAGGCCGCCCAACCCAAGCACATTTGTAACGGAAGCCACCACCGGCAGCACAATTTTCGAATGGGCAAACTGATAGGCGATATCCTTCAGCATACCCTTGATTGTGTCGCTCAGACTGCCACCCTCAAACGCCGTGCGGGTGATCTGTTCAGACCACTGTTCCTGCATGCTGGTGACGCGCCGCAGGGCCTCTTCCTGGTCCTCGACCGCGATCAGCTGATCAGCCAACCCGTTGATCTGATCCTTGCTGAGGTTCGCAGCATCGCGCCCCAAGCGCCCCTGCACTGCATGCAACGCCTCATATTTGCGGCGCTGTTCCCCGGTTAGCGTGACCAGTTTACGGCGATGTGCGATCTCTTGCACCAACCCCGGCAGCGCGCTTCTGGACGCGGAACCGGCGGCGGATTTCACCTTGCCGAGCGTAGTGATTTGACTCTGGTACTGGCTTTGCAACCGCTTCTGCTGCTCATAGAGGTTAACCTGGGCTGCGATACCTTCCTCGACGTTACGACGCTGCCCGTCGTGCATCTCTTCAAGCGGGGGCAAAGTTGCCACCAGTTCGGCACGATACTTCGCAACATCAGCCGCAAGCTTGCTCCCGCCACCTTTCAGAACTGAGATACCGGCCTCAAGGCCCGCGATGTCCGCCCGCGCACCAGCCAACGCACCAGGCAACCCGGACAGATACCCCTTTAAAGCTGCTGCCTGCCCGACTGCACCACCAAGACCCAACGCCAGATTGTCAGCCGCTACCGCCCCGCGATCAGTTAGGTTGACGTTCTCGGAGACGATACCGTTCAGTTCGTTCCAGCGCCGCTGCAGTTCAGCGAGATTTGCCTCAATCAACTGCAGGTGCGCGGCTTCTTCCGCGGTCAATTGGTTTTGACTGCGCACACCCTCCAGTAGTCGCTGTTGCTCTGCAAGCAGGGCCACCAATCCGGCCTCCGCCTCCTCATAGGCGGCACGCATTTTTAGCGGCATTTGCTCCAGGTCATCCCCAGGAGTGCGCATCGCATTTAGACTGTTCTGGTAACGCCCGATTGCCTCAAGCAGATCGTAGTAGCCGAGAACCTCAAGCTCTTTCTCCTGACGCTGACGCACCAACTCAGCAGTGACCGCGCGGCTGGCCTCTGCCTCTGCCATCTTGGCCTCAATTGCGGCTAAGGTGACCGGCCCGCCTTCACGCAAAGCATCCGCCAGCCGCACGGTTGCGCTGATCTGATCCCCCATTGCGATGGTCACATTGTCCATCGCAATTTCGTGCGCCTCTGCGAATGCCACGGCCTCATTTGAACTGCCGCCCAAGGCAGCACCCGCCACGGCCAGCGCCGTAAAGCCCGCAACAACAAGACCAACAGGCGAAGCGATCGCCACCAAAGCACCTGCAATCGGCGCCGCGAACTTCAGCACCATACCCAGACCCAGCGCAACCGGGCCAAGAGTCGCCGTCAGCGCAAGCCCACCCGCCACAAATTGCTTTGTCTGATCTGTCAGCCCATTAAACCATTCGGCAGCTTCCGCTGCCTTGTCGCTGATGAACTCCAGCGACGGCGCAAGACCGACGGTTAGCTGATTGGCGACACCACGCCCGACCACGCCAAGGCGCGAGATCGCATCATTGGCCAGCTCGATCTGGTCGGCATCCACCTCCGAAACAGCAACACCAAATCGCGCGACATCATCAGCAGCCGTCCGCAATGTCGCGGAATCGATCCTGGAGAAGATCACACCGGCACGGCTACCGAACAGATCAGAGGCAACCGCCGCACGTTCAGCAGCTGGAACATAGTCCCGCATGGCGTCCTGGATTGCAGCGATCCGCTCATCAAGCGGCAGAGCCTGCAAATCACTGGCGCGAAGATGCAAGCGCTCCAGCGCCTTGGTCGCGGCCCCAGTTCCGCCAGCAGCTTGGCTCAACCGCTTGGTGAGCTGGATCGATGCCTGCTGGACTTCACCCATGGACACGCCAGCCAGATCAGCCGCCCGGTCGAGAACCTGAACCGACTTAACCGTGGTATCCAGGGATTGCGCCATCTTTGCCTGAGCATCAACGATCTTCAGGCTGGATTTAACAGCAACCGCCGCCGCGCCGGCTAATGGTAGCGAGAACCCCAGCGACATCCGGCGCCCGTGCTTTTCAAAGCCATCGGCCATCTTGACCATGCGGCGCTCCAATCCGCCCATGACGGCCTTGGAGCGTTTGGCACCGGATTCAAATGCGGCACTGTCCAGGGACAATAGCCCGCGCAGTGCGCCGATAACTGCACTCATTTACTGTCCCTTTTTGCTTTGAACGTGCAAACCGATAAAGGCCGCGCGCAGCCGTGCAACATCCTGTTTAGGGTTGCTTTTCTTGGTGGTTCTCGCGCCGTTCACCTTGGTGAAATCCGGCATTTTTTCGGGCTTGTGGAACGCATAGGAAACCAAAGTTCCCAGCTCCTGATTTAGCACCCGCTGCACAGCGATCGCGTCTTTCTTGGCTGTGATACCTGCGCGGGTGATCAGGTCATATTCGCGCAGGCTCACAGTCCAAAAATCGGCGTGGTGATTGCCCAGCTCGCACCACGTCGATAGCAAGTGCCCCCAGTCTATTCGACCGGGGGCACCTCGTTTCCCTCATCGCCGCCGTCTTCGGCGCTCTCATCTTCGCCGTCATCAGCATCAGTTTTGAGCTGAAGCATCGGAAAGGCCCTGTTCAGCGCCTGCGCCAGATAGGGCGCAGCGGCTGCATAGCCGCCGAGGTCATCCAAGACACCGGCGGCATCCTCAATCGGTACACCCTTGCCGTCATTCAGAAATGCAGCCCAAGCCGCAATGATGACCTTGACGCCCCGATTGCCCGCAATGAGCTGGTTCAGGATGACATCAAAGTTCTCGCCGCGCGCCTCCTCCAGAGCCGCCATGGCCAGGGTGGAACATTTCAGCTTGTGGGTCTTCTTACCCACTGTCACGGATACGGAACTGATCACAGTGCGGCCCCCTCAGTCCAACCTACGATACCGGTCGGGCGAAGTTTCAGGTCTGTCATCAGGTCACCCTCATGGTCGACATTCGGTGTCGAGGGGTTGACGAAGGCCTTGTAGTCAAAGACATCACCCGTACTTTGGACACCTTCCTCTGGCGGTAATTCAACCTTGAAAAAGACAGCTTTTCGTGCGGCCTTGTACTGCCGTGCCTTTTTGATAAGCTCAGTAGAATAGAAACAGTTGAGCGTCAGCTCGCTGGTATCCGTCAGACCAACCCCCCATTCACGACTACGGCCAGGACTCGAAAGCGATGTGCGATCGCGATACTCCGGGTTTTCTTCAGGCACCCCAACTGTTTTGCACTTGGGGATTTCCTCCCAAACGACGCCGTCCTCTGACCAATGTACAGTGCACAGATCGCCCGGAACAACATTTTCAGCTGTCATCTCTATTCCTCACATCATGTTTGAAAAGCCGGATCCCCGGCCAAGGTTCAGGCGCGATACCGCACCGAGATATCCAGCATTTGCTGCCGGATGATATCGCCACCGGATTCGATTGAGCCGTCCCGGCGCGATAGTTCGCGGCAGCGGATCACTGACCCGCTGCGCAATTCTGTCAATAGCTCTGAAACCGCCCTGCCTAGGGCTGCGACCTCAGGATAGGTTTCGGCGGACACATTGATCTGCACCCGCGTGGTTTCGACATCCGCACGGCCCGTTTGGGAATAGCGGGTCACTGTGCTGATCCGCTGCATTGAAATGCGCGGCAGGCCAACGGCTTTGTCAAAAGCCAACCACGCAACCGGGTGACCCAGCGTCAAAAGTGCCTGATGGAGATCATCTTCCATCCCTACCCCCTTGCAGCCTTGCGGGCGGCGCGTGCGATCGTCTTTTCAATCTCCGCCCAAATCTCGCGTTTCAGGATCTCAAGAACACGCTCGCGGTTTGCATCCCAAGCGGGACGCATGAACGGATCGGCCATGACTGCGCCGACGTATTTGCCCGACTCGTGGTAGCGATCGCCGGTGCCGAACTCGATCAGATGGGCATGCGGTGCATGTGATCCATCTTGCTGTACCGGGCCAACATACATCGCAATCTTGCTACGCCCCTGATCTCTCCTTGCCCGCCCTTTTTGACCCCGCGCCAGTTTACTGGTCACAGCGATCACAAAAGGTGATCCTTCTGCCGCACGGGCCACCGGCTGAAGCGCTTTCTTCATGGCGCGGCGGGTAACACCTTTCGCGGTCCCACGCGCCAAAGCACCGAGGGCGCGCTCAATATCGCCCGCCCCCTCAATCTTCATTTTCATGGACATGCTACACCTCTGGCCTGCCGGTTCGGTGCGCCGTGAACTCAAGCCAACGGCGGCGACCCAGTTCTTTCACGCCGGATATGGACCAGATACTGCCATCAAACCGAATCTTGTGATCCTCATCCAACAACGCCAACGCGCGGGAATACCGGATCACAAAACGCGCATCGGTCTTTTGCTCCACCGCTGCCGCCCGCAGCCTCTCAGCGTCACTCACAGGGGTGTATTTCGCCCATCTGGTCGCGACCTCAACAAAGCCATCTTCCTTGAACTCACCAAGCCCAACCGGCACCATCTGGGGCTTCACAATCTCAATGCGGCGATCCAAGCGACCCGCCATATCAAGCCACCTCAAATGGTCGGATGTAGCGGGCCTGTTTGATCAGCAGTCGCACACTGAAAGACAACTGCGGCACAGTCTCCCCCTCGATCGAAACACCAGCGTCAAGCCACTCTTTCGCCAAGAGGAAAACAGCCTGGCGCAACCGCGGGAAGGTGGAAACCTCGGCGCCACCCACGCGCGCCCGAATGCGCAGCAGATCACCCTGGATAGAACGACCCGCCCAAGACGGGCCGATCACCAACTGCGGCTCATCATGCGCCTGCTGGAGCCACGCTCCACCAAGAGGCTGATCGATCCAACCTCCTGCCCCATCATCAACCGCAAGCCCGGTCAGCTCCTGCACCGGCAGAACCGGAAACCACCACCGAGACCAATGGCCACGAACGACGATGAACTCAACCAGACGCGGGGTGACCGGGCGACCAGTCGCAGTCGCAACTGCCGCCTCAGCAGATTCCAACACCAGGCCGAGAGCTGGATCGTTCTCCGCCTCATCATCCATCATGTGAACAGATCGCTTGAAATCGTCCAGTTCGAAACCTGATGGAATGGCATCCACCTCAATCACCCGCATCAGTTCGCCCCCTTAAGCCTTAGCGCCCTGTTTGGGCGGTGCGCCGGCGGTCTTCTTGGTGGCATCTTTGGCTGCTTCCTCATCCACAGCAGCGGCCTCCTCTGGCTCTGCGGATGCATCTGTTTGTTCGGCGGCGACACGGCTCAAAAGCTCGCGCTCCCGCGCAGCCAATTCCGCCTCACGATCTGCAAGCTCCTGCTCGCGCTGACTGAGTGCATCAGTTTTTGCAGCGAACTCTGTTTCAGCGTCGGAGATCATTTTCCGAACCCCATCAGCATCAAGCTCAATGTTACCGATGACGGCCACACCGCCCGCTTTGGGCTTGTCCGGGTCATAGGGAACACAAACCCCGGCAGGCCACTTTTTCACAACATCAGGGGCGAACCCGGCAATATCGCCACGAACAAAGCGACCATGCGCGCGCAGGAATTCCACGATTACTTTCGTCATTTCAGCAATCCTTGATTTCAGGAGAAAAGAGAAAGCCCCGACGATCACCGCCGAGGCCCAAAACATAAAGGAAAGATGCGCGCCCTAGAGGCTCCAGCCGACCCCGTTCAGACCGGCGATGGCCTCATCGTGCATCGGTGCCATGTCATGCTCCGCAATCGCCCGCATCAGGGTCAGGTCCTGCGCCCAGGCTGACACGATATCACCCGCCTGATTGACATACGCCGCTTCAGAGCTGGTACCGAATGTGATTTGCAGCGCGTCACCGATCATGATTTCAGCGAAGTCCGCAAAATAGACTTCGGTTTCATCGCCACCAACGCCGAGGTTGTCCGGGATCTGCGATGTTACCTTGATCGGGAAACCATGCAGGGTGCCGCTGTCATCGATCGACGGGAACACTTTGAACCCATTAGGCCAGCGCAGACTGCCAAGGAAGTTCTTCGCAGATGCGCGCATGATCCAGCCAGGCGCAACCATCGCCACATTGGCATCTTCAACCTTGCTCTTGATCCGACGAATAGCCTGTTCGACCACAGCCGGGTCTTTGCCCACCGTCGCCTCCCAGTGATCTGCCAACGCCCAATGACGCAGCCCCTTGGGAAGGACACCCGAGCCATCAAACCGCAGGAATGCCAGATCGTTTTTCAGGCCCATCTCCCGCAGAATGTCATTGCGCACCATGATTGCGATCGACGCGCTGGAATGGCGCAGCAGCGAGTTGCCCACTGGTACAAGCGAGGTCAGTTTGCGGAACTTTTCTTCCACCTTGTCGAACGTCGGCTCGCTCTCAACCATTGCAGCATTCTCGCCGCCATAAGAAGCGCTGGCGGGTGTGGCCTGCCGCGCATTGCGCAGCTCACCCGCAGGCAGGTCATGCACAACCGCGCCAGATGCACGCACCGTCACACGCGGCCGCAGCAGCTCGATTACCTGCGTAGCCTGCGGGCGGGGCAGTGTGACACCACCAGCCCCTTCACTTGCACCGGACAGGGCTGCGGATACGGCGCTGTGACCGTCTTTTTCCAAGCTCTCTACCGCCTTGTCACGATCACCTTTGGCGTTGATCAGCGCATGAGCCATAAAGCCGATCTCGATCCCCTTTTCCTCAGGGTTTGCCACCGCAGCAGGGGCTGCCTGAGGCGCAGTGACCGCCTCCAATTCAGAGGTCGCCGTCGCGGCCTTGGCGTCCTCGATCGCTTGGGCACGGTTCAGCTTGACCTGCACCTTTTTGAAGTCCGCTTCGGAGGCTTCAAATGCGGTCACCGCCGCCTTGATTGCATCCCCATCAGGAGTATCGGCACCTTCCAGATCCTCGATTGTTTGGGCCTTGATTTGCATGTCGTCCGCCGCTGCCTTCAGCATGCGGCGAAGATCGTTGATATCCATGTTGTTTCTCCTTTTGACATGGAAGGCTGCACCCGCGCAGCCCAATTGGCCCCGCCGCAAATGCGCGAGGTCTACACAGGCCGAATTGGCCGCCGAGAGTTAGAGAGAGGCTTTCGCCTGTGCCGCTTTAGCCCGCGCCATCATGGCCCGCACCTGCCTCTGCTGCGGCGGGGCATAGAGCGCCGAAACCCGCGCAATAAAGGTAGAGATATCCTCAAGGCCATCTGCCAGCCCACGCTCAACAGCATCATTACCCCAGAAAACATCCCCGCCATGTGCGGTGTTGCCGCTGCGGCTCAGGCTCACCTTCAGATCTTCGACCGGGATCCCGCGTCCTTCAGAAACGGCAGCGTGGAAATCTGCCTCCATGGCGTTCAAGCGGTCCAGTGCGAGCGCCCGCCCCTCATCCGTGGACAGGTCGGGACGCTTGGCTCCGGCATGGTGCGAGGTCAGAATATAGTCCTGATAGCCTGAAGTACCCGACTGCACCGGCTGGTTGCTGTTCATCATGGTACCGACCGACCCCACCCACGCACCAGGGCTGACAATGATTTCTGTGCACTGGCTGGCAAGCCAATAGCCAGCAGAAGCCGCGAGCGGATAGACAAACGCATGCACCGGCTTCACCGCAGCACAAGCCTTGACCGCCTCGACTGCACCCTGAACACCTACGACCGCTCCCCCCGGCGTGTCAAAAAACAGCACCACACCGCGCACCTCATCACTCGCAGAAAGCGCACTCATGGTGTCAATCAGCCCGTGATAGGTGGCCCAACCAAACCAGCGCTCAAGGATCTCAGAATTTGGAGACAGGACCCCGCGAACAGGCACATAGGCGATGCCATGATGAACCACATAGCGCTCACCCCGTTCGACCTTGACGCCAGCGCCAACCATGGCCTGCATCGCGTCGACACCCTCAGGAGCCTGACCTGGAAGCACGGCGTCAAGCATGGGCAAATGTTCTGCACAGATCGCAACCGCAGCTGTTCCCAGTAGCGCACCAATGGTTGTCCCGCTCATTTCTCTTTCCCCTTCGCGTCCTTGCTGTCATCCCGCGTCATGTTCGGTGCAGGATTCATTTTGTCGCCGCCCTCAGTTGGCGGCAGGCCAAGCTTTTTCCGCCCATCATTCGGGGTGTAGACAGGGCCACCAACCGCCTTGGTCACGGCCTCGATCTGATCCTTGATTGTCGGCTGTAGTAGCGCCCCAAAATCATGGCGCAGAAACAATCCTCGATCGCGCTCACCCCGTGTAAGGATCGACAGCGCCAACGTCTGCTCTGCCAGACCTGACCAATGCAGCAGACAGTCTGTCAGATAGTCGATCGCCTGCTGCTCCCCATTTGCCTTCACGCCGTATTCCAACATCTGCAATTTTGACGGCGGCATTCGGTAGATTGCGGCAAGTTGCTCACGATCAAATTTGCGGCTGGACAACAGCTCTTGATCTGCGGCGGTCAGATCCAGGCTCTTGATATCGTCATCAGGACCAAGCACGGGAATGCCGTCCGAATTCGGGTTGGTCAGATGATCCTTCAACCGCTTCGCATTTCGGGTCCGCGCGGCGTCGTCTTCATAGTGATCGCCCAGCTTCATGAACGCCTTGGAATGTGCGCCAGAAACAGACCGCGCAGCAGATTCCTGCCCCGCAAATGCAAGCCCTACCGTCTCACTAGCCACCTGTAGCGGAGAACGCCCCGTCCAACCGTCCAGAGCCATGTAGCGCAGATGCACCATCGATCGGCTGGGAACACGACGATACACACCCGCCCCATCGGTGAAATCGTAAAACCGGGCGCGGCCAGCCCGCAGCGGGTTGCATCCATCCTGATCAATCACTTCGATCATTTCCAGATCACCGCCACCATCACGGGGGCCATAGGCAAAACCGTTGCCACGCAAAGCCCAAGCATAGACCAGCGCAAAGCGCATGACCTTTGCGGGCACCCCCTCTGATGCCTCGACGTTCAGCAGATAGGCCGCAGGATGATCGCGCACACGGACCTCCTGGCCATCCGCCTTGCGCTCCCAGATCTTCAGCGGAACCTTGGACAGATCCCCAGCAATATTATTACAGCAGGCAAACACCGTGCCATGTTGCTCCGCCCGCCGCGCAGTGACATTTGGAAGGCGCTGAGACCCGGTGCCGCCACGGCCACCACCAAAGCCGATTTCAGTCATCCATGGTTCTGGTCGGGCCACGCCAGAAGTCTCAGCAATAGCTTCGACCATCGGCGGCTCAACCCGAACCGGCATTTCAGTATTGACCGAATTGCCGCGTGTAATTTCCAGACCGAAGACTTTCATACGACCTCAACTTCCCGCGCCTTGCGTTTCTCTTCACCCACCTCAGCCCGCCCCAGCGCCATAATGGCAGCTACAGCGGCATCGATACGCCCCGTCGATTTTTTCTTGTTCGGTTTGATGTTCTCCGCCGCATCTTCGTCGCGATGAACATTGCCGACCTGCCATGCCAGGACAGGATTGCCGCCATGGCGGATCTTGCCCTGTGCCACCTTTTCCTCGAACCGCTTCATTGGGTTCGACATTGAGCCATAGCCCTGCCGGTGTTCGACCATCGGGAACCGGCGCTTATCCAGCTTGTCAGCCAGATACTTCATGCCCCACGGGTCATAGGCCACTTCCTGCAAATCAAAGTGTTTGCGGATCCACTCAAGTCGATCGGCGATGGCATCTTCATCAATGGTCCCGCCCTGATGAACCTCCAGCCAGCCCTGATCTCGCCAGCCCACGTATTCGCGTTTTTCCGTCTGCGCCCGCTGGATGAACCCCTTCGGCCCCGCCGGTAGAAAGGTGTAGGTGATCAGATAGATCACCCCATCAACAGGCACCGCCACCACGATCGCTGTGGTGTCGATCTTGTTTGACAGGTCCAGACCCACCCAGGCTTTGCGCCCATAAAGCATCGCCGGATCAAACGGCGCTTTCGCAAGGCCCTGATCCCAGACGTCCCTTGCAATCCAGGTCTCAGCGCCCTCGGTCCAAAGGTTCAGATGAAACCTTTTGAAGTTCGGCATCCGGCCCGCAATGGCCAACGCTTTCTTGAGCGTGTCCTGCATCGCATCGATCTGCTTACTGACACCCAGGTTCGGGTTTCCCATGGCCCAGAACTGCGGATCTGCCGGATCACAGTCCGCAGGCGGCTCCGCGATGAAACCAAAGAAGGAATCATCTTCAACGGACCCACGCAGGACGCTCTCACCATAGTCGCGCAGCTCGCCGCAGAGTGAGCTGCGATCTTGCCCTGCCGTAGTGATCACCCAGTCAATCGGCTGCGCCCGCGCAATCATCGATTCTACGATCGTGTCTGCCAGTTCCCGATCGGTCCAGCGGTGCATTTCATCGCGTGCTAGAAAGCTGGGGTTAATTCCGTCCGAGGAATCCCCGTCCCGGCTCAGACACGCGATGAGACCGTCAGTCCGCGGACTCTCGATCGACGCGCGCCAGACCCTCATCATCTGGCGCAACAGCGGGGATCGCTTGATCATCCGCTTCATCTCTTTGAACAGCAGACCGGCCTGATCTTTTGTGGTTGCCGCACAGTATCCTTGCGGCGCCGCCTCCCCATCGAACAACTGAGTGTAGAGCATCGGCACCGCCGTATCGGTGGTCTTGCCGTTCTTCTTGCCAACCTGATGATAGGTTGAGCGAAACCGGCGCAGGCCGGTCTCAGCACGTTTCCACCCGAAGACCGACCCATGCCGGAACTCTTGCCACGGCTCCAGCTTCAGCGGCTGACCAGCCATAGGCCCGGTTGTGTGCTGGAGCATGCCACCCCAGCGAATGATCCGACTGGCCGCCTCGCAATCAAAGACCAGACCCCGATCTGCCCCGGTCTCAAGATCCAGCAAGTGGCGCTCGCAGGCCATGCGAACCAGTTCCCCAGCGACAGTATCCCCTTCGACCACCCCAAGCGCATAACGGGAAACCGGGTGGTCAATCGGTTCCATTCAACTGTTTCATGACCTCATCGAAGAGGTCACCCTGATCACCGCCCTCTAAGCGGGCGGCATCGACCGGAGACAGACCGAACAGCGCAGAGTCTCGCCGCATGCTCGCGGCGGCAGTGTCCTGCAATGCCAGCGCCGGGTGTTTACGGCGCTGGTTGCCGTTGCGACCCTTGCCGGTTTCATAGAACAGGCCTTCAAGCGCCAGCGTATTCGTGGCTTGGATGAAGTTCGACACCGCCGAACAATACGAACCAAACTGGTATTTGTAGAGCAGTTCAAGCCGCCCCTTCTTGACCAGCTCCGGCGCTAGCTCATCCCAGACCTGCCGTCCCAGATCATCAAGGAAATCCGGCGCAAACGGGATCTCTTTGGGCATGTCACCTTTCATGGGAATGACATTTTCAAGGTTCGGCTTGCGTCCCTTCATCTCTGCCCCTCCTTTCAAAGTGGGTTTTTTTCTCCAATTTCACGCTCGCGAAAACAAAGGTATGGCCGCCGGTTACGGATATAACGCCTCTAATTTCTGGATACCCCCCCACCGTGGAAGACCTCGCGCGCCGTCTTTCGGCTGTGGCACCGGTGACAGAGCGACTGCCAGTTCTCCCGATCCCAGAACAGTTTCCGGTCACCCTTGTGAGGCTCGATGTGGTCGACATCGGTTGCCGGTTCGATCACACCCAACTCGCCACAATCGCGGCACATAGGGAACTGGCGCAAGAATGCCTTGCTAGCAGCGCGCCAGCGTGGATCCGCATATAGCGACCGCGCCATCAGCGCAGCCTCTGATGTCTGCGCCTTGGCCCGTCGCGCCTTCAGCTTGTCCTGACGCTCTGCGTCATGTTGCTCACAGTGAGACAACCCAGGCAGCGCATAGTCTTCGCAGCCAGACGCCACACAGATCTTTAGCTGCGGCACGGGAAACCCTCACTGTTCAGGAAGCACCAACGCAAAAGCGCCCGCCGGTTTCCCGTGGGCGCATTTCGTGATGATGTACTATTCATGCCTCGCAGGTGGGTTAAGTGTCAACACCCTTTCTCAGACCGACAGGTCATAGCCCTGCATTCTGTCCAGAGCGGCGCAGAGTGAAGCCCGCAGCGACTGGATTGCGCGTCCGTCCTTTGCCCAGCCATGCGAAGCCAAGACGCCCTCCAGCGACAGATCGCCAAGGCATACCAAGTCAACAAGTCGCCGAACATAGATGGCCGACCGCTTGCGCCCACCATTCTGCGAGGGGCGAATGCGCCGCACCTCCTTTGCCAGCCCATCGCCGATCCTATGCTGCAACGCGCGCAGCCGCTGGAAGTCACGGAAGATCGCCTCTTCCCGATCGCCGCCACCACCACTGGAATTGACCGCCTCAAGGGAGGAGCACTTAACACCCGATGCGCTCACCCGCTCCACCAGCGCGGCATAGTCTCGGCCCGCACTGATCTGCCCGGACGTGAACGGCGGCACATAAGGCTGCAGATCTTCCCCCTCTCGCTCCAACCGATGCTGAACCGCCCGATGTGCTTTACGCGCGGCGCGATCCATCTCATCGAACACATCAGCGACCCGAGCGGCATCCTTGCCTTCATGCCCTGACTTGATCGCTGCAAAGCCGCCAGTGCTGGTCTGCCGGATCTCCCGAGGCGTGAACTGGATCATGGGACCACGACCGGGGGCCAACCGAATTTCATCACCACAGGCCAACGGAACAGCGCAGCGCGCCTTGATCGCGGCAATTCGATCCGCCTCTGCCTGTAGCCGCGCAACACCGTTGGACGCGACGATCACCACATGTTCAGTCATGCTGCACCTCCGCTCTCGACGATCGCCACAATCCGCCGGCACTTCTCTTCTGCCTGCGCCCGTGCGGCCCGCAGCCGCTGATCTTCCTCGGATACGACACCACCGCGTTGCTCTGCCTCAGTCATCCGAGTAATGCGCCGCTTGGCCTCAAGTGACCGCTCGCGGATCTGGCGCACATCATATTCGCGCGGCCATACCCGATGGCTCCGCAGATGCGCCAATAGTTCCGGCGCGAAATCCTCCGCCATCGCAGCCTTGCCGAGGGCACCACCGAACACCGCGCGGAACAATGGCGATGCGTCATCGGCGGGCGCTTGGATCTGCGCCGCCCAGCCCAGCACCTTGGCGGCAATCGGAAACCGATCCTTACTCTTGCCGCTGGGCATCGATCGTACCTGTTCGGCCAGCGCCTGAAGGTTCAGATCCGTCATATAGGCCAGCTTGCCGCAGAGTTCGTCCTGCATCACCTTGAACTGCGCCACGGTCATTCCCGATGGCTTCACCAACCCCAACCGGGTCAGCGGATCAATCAGGTGTTCCCGCACCCGCTTTTCGCCCGCTTGCTGCTCTCTAGCGTCCATGTCTGCTCTGCCTTTCTTCTAAGCAATTCCAAGTTATCCACAGGCGTCCCGCCAGAGTTCTGCGCTAGTAAGGTGTTCTGTATTATTCTGTTTTGTGCTGTTCTGTTCTGTAGGGCAATTTCACTTGCCGGGTGAAATCGTGCTGAAATGTAGTGAAATCATTTCAGTTGTATTTCAGTAGGATTTCACGTCCGCCGATGCGCTGACAGCGGCGTCACAGCGCCGGTATACCCCAGCACCTCGGCCATGGCCGCGCGCAGGTTGTCGGGCGTGATGTAGATGTCAGCATGATCGAAATGCTCAGCCAACATCTGGATTGCACCCTTGTCCGCAGCCATATGCTCGGGAACACCCATTTCCTGCATCTTGGTGCGGATCTTGTGCCGCTTCAGCGCCATACGCGAGGAATCCCGCGCCGCATCCCTACCGCGCTTGCGCTTGTACATGTCCTTCACCACCTCCTCAATGTCAGGATGGCCGAGGCGCTCAGTCACTGCCCCCGTCCTCGGATCCTCGACCAACACGGTGACCCACCCTTTCAAGACCCGCGCCCGCACCTCAAGCCACTCATCCACGCTGCGAAACCGTGCGAGGTCGGCCAACTCGATATCATCGGTCGGCAGCGTTCCTGCTGGGTCTTCTCGCATGGCCTCTGCCTGGAGGATCACGGCGGTGCCGATATCCTCCCGTCGCCCCGCCATCACCGACGTGCGGACAAAGGAAGAGCCGAGGAACTGATGCCCATGGAACGGAAACCAGTCATGAGACGATAGGGTTTCCCCCAGTTTCAGCGGCCATGGGTCAGGCATCGCCTGCACCACGTCATTGATTTGGCCGTCCATTCTGACCTCCCTGCTGCTCTGATTTTTGTTGGTGACGGGCTGAAACGCGCGGCCATTCGCGTACCGCCTCCGGTGCACGCGGTGGTCGCCCAGTATGATGCATGAACGCACGCCCAGCCTCAGCGACCGCTGAGAACTTGCCCGCCATATACCGTGCTTGCACTGCATCGGGGTCAAATCCCGCCATCACGCATGTGAAGCGGAAATCACGACCACCAAACCGGAACCACTCGCGCGCCGCATCACGTGCATCGCAGGCGACCGGCGCATCACCCTCATAGAGCGTATCCGATACAGCCAGGGCCAAGATCGCCCGCCAAAGATCCCGCTCAGCCATCAGGCACCCCCATTCAGCAGATACACAGGCCGCATCGCGCCCAATCCGGCGCAGACAGCGCGCCAGACCTCCGCCGACTGACGCCAGCCCTCGATCGGCGGCACCACGACAACCTCAGCAACGCGAGAAACCGGGCCAACCTCAGCGCTGGCCGTGCCAGCCTCAAACGCCGATAGCGCAGGCGACAAGGGCAGCAGCCCTGCCCCACTCAACAACCCTGCCCATTCCGCCGCATAATCAGCCGCCAACACAGGACCACCGGGAAAATCCGAATAGGGCGTGGCGAGGCAGCCAATCCGTCCCCGTTCACGCGCGGCAACGTCATCAAGCGTCACCCCGTCGCGCAGCAAATCTGTGACGCCCCAATACCAACGCAACCAGACCCAATCTGGCCGGTCAGGAAACGCCAAAGCGCAGGATTGAAGGTCAAGCATGGCAACCCCCTTCGAAAAAGGGGCGCGCAGCGCAAGCTGCACCAACGCGCCCAGGTTCCATCAGGGGGGATACGGGGGCCACATGCAGGCGCGCCTGCCCCCAATCGGCGACGAAGCGAGGGTGGCGGCCCTCTGTGCCCGCTGTGTTTTTTCCAACTATGCTGTCGCAGGTCACACTGGCGATATTTGCGTCACAGAACACTTGACGTTGCACAAAGCGCCAGTTGCACACGCCAAACAGGCCACTAACGGCAACATGTGCAAGCAGACGAACTAAGAGCGCAAATAAATTTAGCAGTCTACCTTGAAGAGTGCCAAAGAGGCGATTTCGACAGTATTTCAGGAGCTTGCACCCTGATTTCTGAGGAAAAAATATGTGGGCACCCAACTTATTGTGGCTTATCCCCAGCGGTAGGGGTTGAGAATAGATAGTGCCACATTCGATAATGTGAGTGCCGGGGCGGCGATTCGCAGTCGCCACCCCGGCTGAGGAACCCGCGTACTCATGCAAAGCGCGGAACCATAGGATCGCAGGCACAAATCCACTGGTGCCCTTTGCGATCCGGCCAACCATGTGTCGAAAGGAAAAACCGACATGGCTGACTTGTTTGGGGAAGACCCCCCATACGAAAGACACCCTATCACAGGTGTCAAGATGAATGTCATCACTCTTAAGCGACGCGCACTTTCGTTCGCCGAGGCTGTTACAGCCCATGTGATGCGCCTGCAAGGCGTTTCCTACACGGATATCGTTCACAAGCTCGGAACAAACGCCAATAGGATTGGCGAAATTTTCAGGGGCGATGAGCACCCCGAGGCAGCAAACGAAGCGTTTAGACTTCTGACATCCAGGTAAACTGGCTTGTTTCGACAGGGAGGGGATAACCTGTTGGGCGGCGGAGCAATTCGCCGCTCGATTTGCTGAGTGGGATACGCGATCTATGTTCATTGCGCGTCACCACCGGATCGACCCGCCACCTCATTGTCGTCAAGAAACCGCTCCACTACGAGCACCAGACGGGCCTGCACACGCCCCGTATCGCGGAGCCTACGGATGATTGTGTCATCACCTGCAACATGCTTTCCGAAGTATCCAAGCGTCCAATTCCGCGCTTCACAAAATTTCTCAATCCGCTCAAGGAGAAGCCGGATTTCGCCACTAAGGGGGCCGCCTGAGACATCAAGCCATGTATGTTGAACTGGTTTCATACATGGCAGTAATATCCATTATTTTGGACACGTCAATATTCCAAAATAAAGGACGTGCGCATATATCCAATCTAATGGATAATCGCAGCATGAATGGCACATATGACACCAACGCGATGAGGAAACGCCTGCTGCTGCTACTCGAGCAGTCCGGCCTTTCCATGCGCGAGGCAAGCAAGCGCGGCGATACAACCCCCGGATATCTACACTCCGTCCTAAAGGATGGAGCCGAACCCACGGTTCAAAAGCTCGCAAAGATCTGTGAAGCGAATGGGTTTAGTCTTGCTTTTGTTCTTTTTGGCTTTGAGATTTCCCCTGAGACCGAGCGACTGATGACGCTGATGGAGCAAGATACGCGCGCGCGCGACGGCATTCTTGCTCTGCTAGAAAAAGACTAGCATCCTCACCGTAGACCCGCAAAGCAGCCAGCTCTCGCTCACTCATATCAAGTAATTTTTGGCAAAATTTAGCTACTTTCAATCCACTACTCCGGGCGAACAAAAATCTTCACAACCAATAGCTGCAACGCCTTGACCCCAGAGGTCAAGCAGTTGCATGGTAATTCCTAAATTTAGGAATATCATTGACATGCATGGATTTAGAGAACGACTTAGCGAGGCAGTGAAGAACTCACCATATGGTGACGACATCTGGGGCCTCTCAACAGCAGCAGGCTTGGGCAAGAAGACCCTCTACAACATCATAAACGACAAGAAACTGGACATCTCAAAAACTGGGCCCGGCTTATTTGGCATGTCTCGGGTAGCCTCCCTGCTAGGAACAACGCTAGATCATCTCGCAGGGATAGCGCCGCCTGTACGCCGCTTATCCACCCAACTTGATAGCGCCGATCAACTGCTCAGCCACGCCTCGGCGACGCTGATCGCCCAGCACTCTCAGAGCAATGGAACACCTACCATCGACTCCTTGATGCGGACACATCTAAAGTCAGGAGGCGTCTTAGAGGGCTTTACAGAAACACTGGCGTACTGCGACCAATATGCCCCTTGCGCACCCGACGCCTCCAGCTTGGAAGTCATTGAAGTTGGAGCAAAAAGCCTCGCGGCGATCACAATGGGCCAACCTAACGCCCGCCTCTTGCAGACGGCCTTGGACACGGTGCCCGACGATGAACTCAAGAGGCGCTGGGTTTCTGCATATGCCAGCACCTCAATAAACGGCCCACTTGTATCGCTGGAAACGTTAGACGTTCAAATGCCGAACCACCCTGTACGAGTAAAGATGGAATTTATCCGAGGGCTATTCCCCGTGAGATCCGACACACTCGGCAGGCGCATCCTTAATTACTCTCTGCTGATTGTCTGAGCGATCCCGTCGAGGACCAGCACTACGAAGAGCCGCGCGGAGCGAAGCGCCTGCAAACGACCAAATTTCGTCTCTTGGAAGCAATGCAAGCCATTCAGAATTCGATCTAGGCGGCGGCGGCGACAACCAATTGAAAGGTTCAGGAAGCAAGGTTGAAAACCCATAAATTACACCTGCCCCGCGCGCCAAATCTTCCTCTCTGACAAAGCAGTAAATCCAGTCTGGATCCCATTTTAAGGAAACAGCCAAGTGTCCCAATGCTACAAATGAGCGAAGCGCTACGCGTGAACCCCTCTCGGATGAATTGACGTAAAGATCCCCAAAGTAGACAAGACGCCCGAATAGTTTTTTTTCCACCTCCGGGCGAACTTTTTCAATTACTGGGGCATCTGAATTAGCCCCATATGCACGTTTGAGGGTTCTGGACCAGTATCTGGATATACTCTCGCGCCCGATATCTTCGAGGCGCGCGCACCCCGCAAATACAGGAGTATCCCCCTTCATAGCGACCAGCCATATAACGTTGTTCTCCGTGAAATCGTTGTGTCCTGGACTTGATAAGGGGGTTAGATACGACTTCCCCAACAGTTCCACCAAACCCGGCACGGTTGAAACATCATCAACCTCCTTGACGACATACCCCCAGTCCGACAGGCGGCTACTCAAACGCCCAATCGCCTCAGCCAACGCAACTGTTCGCATAATTCACTCCTTTTCCGTGTTGGGCTAACCCCCAACAACCCACACTCATAACATCGCAACGATGCGCTACCAATCTCGCGAGTCGCACTATAAAATGTCCTAAATATCGGACACACATGTTGACTATCCATTTTATTGGACATTATGCTTACTCAGAACCTACACTGGGAGAGCGGCAATGCACCTTGCAATTCATGGTCCAACCGAGAACAACCAAATAAAACTCTCAATCTGGCTGCATCACGATCGCCGACGGAGCGACGCGCAATTCGCTAGCGAAGCTCCACTACCTGCGAATGGGCTCACCCGTCGCATCCGCAACCACATCGCTGCAACAGGCCTTCCCGCCCGTCCGCCGGCATTGATCGCCCAAGGCGCGATCGCATGACCCGCCAGCCCTTTGCCGAAATGCCTCCCGCCCAACAGGCCGGAATCCTCTGCAATGACCCGCGCTTTCAGGAATTCGCCGCACAGCGCAGCGGCTTTCCCGGCAATTCGCTGATGTCCAGCGCCGCCGCTGAATATGTTCGCATGATCTGCGGCGTAAACAGCCGTGGCCTGCTCAATAGCAACAAGGCCGCTGCCGATCGCTTCGACGCCCTGCGCACCGAATTCGACGCCTGGACAGGCAAAATCGCGACCCCACGCTAAGAAAGGACCCACGTGTGATGACATTGACCACGCCCCCCGCCCTGATGAAGCCTGAACCCCACGACCCCTACAAAATGCGGTCATTGGAACAGGTGCTCTCCCTGTTTGACGGTGGCGACTTCCTGATCCAGCTCATGAAGGATCACCGTCAGCTGCAGCTCGATATGTTGGAACACAAGGAAGAGCACGGCACCAAAGGGTGTCAGGGCAGCATGACCATCACAGTCAGCTACGCGGTGGGCAAATCCGGCGACGTGAACATGGGCGCAACCGCAGCCTTCAAAGGCCCCAAGAAGCCCGCATCAAATGCAGCGGCCTTCCTCAACGATCAGGGCGAGCTCACACTTTACAGCCCCATGATGAAGCAGATGCACGAACCAGTTCGCGACGTCACCGATTACGACCCCGAAACCGGCGAAATCCGCGATCCGGACTAAGCCACCCCGCACATCAAAAACCGCAGAAAAGAGGACAGCCCAAATGGCATATGACGATCCCGACGTAATGACGAACCCAGCCGAGACCATGCGTCAGGTGATGGAAGAATTCGGCCACCATAAAGACATTGATCTGCATGAGACACTGGATCTGACCCGAGCCGATCTGGTGACGGTGCCAAAGCATCGCGACATCAAAGACCTGACACCGCAAATCCGCAGCGCCGCCGAATACTTGAAACCGGCACGCCGCAAGGGCACCGCCCGCCTGGAAGATCTGAACAGCATCATCAGCTGGGCCAACCGCTTCAAAGGTGAGACCTCAGCCCTGTTTGCTGAACCCGATATGGCCGCACCCAAGCTGACCTGCATCGCCGATTATCACGCCGCAGGCCCAGCCGATCAGACAACCGTCACCGGTGACCCGACCGCCCGCCACTGCCATCACAAGGCCATCTACAGCTTTCCGCTGTCAGATGAGTGGAAGGCATGGATGGGCGTATCTGGCGATCCACTTGAAAAAGACGACATGGGCGAGTTCATCGAGATCAACGCGAAGGATGTCATGGACCCGACACCCGCCATCCTGAAGGGCGAAGAACTCAACGATAACCAAGGCTGGGAAAATCGGCTTATTCGCACCGCAAACCAGATTGAAGGCAAGTTTGGCCAGCTCCACAGCCTTCTACAGATGTCCAAGCAGTTTCAGGTGTTTGAAACCAGCGATCTGAGCGTGTCGACAAATCGCGACACCGGCGAGGCCGAGATCAGCTTTGTAAGCGAGCACAAGGATGCCGCAGGAAAACCGCTCAACATCCCCAATTTGATCATCATCGCAATCCCTGTGTTCCGTGGCGGCGCAGCATACCGCATGGCTGTTCGTTTCCGGTATCGCAAGAAGGGCGGAAAAATCTGCTTTATCCTCTCGCTCTACAACCCTGAGAAATCCTTTGAAGCAGCCTTCAAAGAAGCCGTTGAACAGGCCGAAAAGGACACGCAACTACCGCTATTTTATGGCGCGCCTGAGACCCCCTAAGCCGGGCAGAGCACTCGCAGCGTAGGCGCTGCGACAGAGGCGCGGCCTGCCACTCACGGACCTACCGCCGCGCCTCATCCTAACCCACCGATTTGGCCACCTTGTTACCTCAGGAGATCCCTATGGAATTTGCATTGTTCGCCCTGATGACATTCGTCGGCGCCTTCAAAATCGCCGCTGAAATCCGCGCCTGCGAGTACGAGCGCACAATCCTTGGCCCTCTACTTTTCTTCGCCGGACTGGCCGGGATCATCATCACCGCGATCGACGCAGCACTTTGATCCGCGCGAACACGCACCAACCCCTAACCGTACCACCCCCGAAACGCACCCCTTTGATGGAGAGCCTATGTCCCCGCCTGTTTTAGACGCCTGCTGTGGAAGTCGCATGTTCTGGTTCAATCGGCATGACGCGCGCGCCGTGTTCGGCGATCAGCGCCGCGAGACGCACACGCTGAAAGACAAGTCCAGCAAGGGCGGTAGCCGGGAACTGATCATCGACCCGGATGTACTGATGGACTTTCGGGACATTCCCTTTCCGTCCGAGACGTTCAGCCTGGTGGTTTTCGACCCACCGCACCTGATCGACTGCGGGCCAAAAAGCTGGCTGGCGCTGAAGTATGGGAAGCTGCGCAACGACTGGCGCGATGACCTGCGGGCTGGGTTCGCCGAGTGCTTTCGTGTCCTGAAGCCAGAGGGAACGCTTATCTTCAAATGGAATGAGGATCAGATCCGGGTGTCCGAAATTCTGAAACTCACCGACGCCAAGCCGCTGTTTGGCAACCGCTGCGGCAGGACCGCGAAATCTCATTGGCTGGTTTTCATGAAAGACCGGCCGGAATCCTAATTCCAACAATCCCCGGATCAACGTCCCCATGCAACCCATTGAAAATCTCCAGATGGCGTATGAGAAAGCTGCAAAGCTGGTTGAGCTTTGGGGTGAGGAATTTGTTCCAACATTCTTGCGCGCAGAGCGCATGCTCGAAGACGCCCTGAGGGGCCAAAACGCGGTAGAGAGAGCCCGGAAGGTTGCGCGCCGCTTGTCGGCCTAGTGATAACTGATCGGCGCTAAAATCTCCGCCAAAAGATGCAGGTCAGGGCCATCTCCATACCTTTCCCTCTTCACCTCATGCCCCATCAGCTCTGCAGATATTCGATCTGCGAGATTCCGCGATATCAGGCGATCCTCAAAGGAATGGCGCAAGCCGTACAGCGTGTAGCCTTCGTCGATCAGGTCATTGTTCCGCAGATACTTGTTGATCAGGGCCGTCATGCTGCTGTGTTTGCCCTTATACCGCGGAAAACCTCCGGCGTTGTATCGGCGCTTCATAGCCTCCAGGGCAATGCCAACCAGCACCACCTTTCGCACTGACGCCGACGTCTTCAACTCTCGTTCCTCCTCGACCAACTCGAAGTGAGGAACATTTGCGGTAAGATGCATGTGATGCTTCAGGACACCGCAGATCTCAGACGGTCGGCAACCAGTGTTGATGCAGATATAGAGCACATCCCTTGCCTCATCATTCAATCGATCCAACGCCTTGGGCGCCAAGATTTTGTCGATCATTTCCGACGGGATAGCCTTTCTCCGCCCTTTGGTCTTGGATTCTTTGAGCCGCATATCGTTGAAGGGATTGGGCAACCATAGCTTCTTGTCTCGGCATATTTCTTTGAACATCGTCTGCAGCGAGCCAATCATACGGTTTGCAGTGTTTGCGACGATTTCCCCATTCTCGACTGCGGTGCGCAGATGATCTCTAAGCTTCTGCGCTTCCTGCTGGCTTACATCTTCCATGGCCAGATCGCCGCACACCTCAACAAACAGATCGGCAGCACGGCTGAACGGGATACGCCAGATGCGCAACTGTTCTGCATTTTTCGCTTTCAGACGATAGGCGCTCAGGGTCTCGTACATTTTGGGCATGCGAGAGATCGACATACCGCGTGCGGATACCGTGCCCATCAGGGACTGGCTCTGAACCTTACTGTACGGATCAAGCGCGCCCATGCGCCGCATGAAGTCACCATCGCTTTGGTCTCCCACCGCCCGATAGGCAAACCCCATCGCCTGGCAATACTTTACGATGGCCTCGTAATCCGGATCCTCTCCGGCCATGCGAGCTTCCCACATCGCGACGAGTTCTTTCTCGAACTTGCGGGCCTTCGCCTCGGCGACCAGCAGGTCTGGCGTCTTTAGTGAGATATCGACCTCATTCCGCGGCTCGACCTCACGGAACATCTTTGGAACGCGCATTCTGAACCGATAGGTTCTGCCAACCAGCTTTACCCGCGTCAT